GGTGGTGTAGTCATTTTAGTATTGATAACATTATTCTGATGAAATTTTCTGAATTCTCAAATATAAGAACTTTCGAGGATATTAAAGCTTTTTTTAAACATAATAAAAAAGTTTTAAATTTTCTAGATCAATACGAAGGTCAAGAGAATTTTTTAGGTTCAGGTACTAGTGGTAAAGTATGGCAGATAGGTAATTCAGAATATTGTTTAAAGATTACTAACGATCCTGATGAAATTAAAATAAGTACACGATTAGGCGGTGGAAAAACACAAGGATTTTTGAAAATTTTTTCAACAGTAGAAGTTGAAAACTATCAGCTCAAAATTCAAGAACTATGTTATCCGTATAATCTAGAATTTCCATATTCACCTTTCTATCCTCATCTTTATTATGAATTAAACCAAGATGAAAATTTAGAAAATTTCTATAGCTTTTTGCTAAAAAAAGGTAAAGACCCTGAAGAAGTGAGCGATATTGCTGCCACTAAAATGTTAGACTTTTTTAAACGAGTCTATAAGGACTGCAGCAGATACGATGTACTTTCGCAGTATGAATATTTAGATATACATAAAGATAATGTTATGCAGACGAAAAAAGGAGTACTTAAATTAGTAGACTTTTAGTTATGGCTCAACAAGAAGAAATAAGAAAAGTTATAGCTCAAGAGTATTATAAATGCTCTAAAGATCCTGCTTATTTTATGAAGAAATACTGTTATATACAACATCCTACTAGAGGCCGGATACCTTTTAATTTATACCCATTTCAGGAAAAAGTCCTTAACTTATACAAGGAACACCAGTACAGTCTTACTCTGAAATCTAGGCAGCTTGGTATATCTACATTAGCAGCAGGATACTCTTTATGGTTAATGATTTTTCAAAAAGATAGAAATGTTTTAGCTCTAGCCACTACTCAAGCTACTGCTAGAAACCTAGTTACAAAAGTACAGTTCATGTATGACCATCTGCCAAAATGGTTAAGAGTAAAGCATGTAGAATATAATAAACTTAGTTTAAGATTAAAAAACGGATCTAGAATAAAAGCCGTATCATCTAACTCTGATTCAGCTCGATCTGAAGCGGTATCGTTATTACTTATAGATGAAGCTGCCTTTATCGATAATATTGAGGAAACATTTACTGCTGCTCAACAGACATTAGCAACCGGTGGGCAGTGTATGGCTCTATCAACTCCTAATGGGGTTGGTAATTGGTTCCATCAAACCTGGGTCAAAGCTGAAACTAAGGAAAATAGCTTTTTACCTATAAGACTTCCTTGGTCAGTACACCCGGAAAGAAATGAAGAATGGAGGATACAACAAGACGCAGATCTTGGACCTAAAATGGCTGCACAAGAATGTGACTGTGACTTTTTGTCCTCAGGTGATACAGTATTTGAGCCTGAAGATTTAATTTTCTACGAAACTACAGATATCTCAGATCCTCTTGAAAGAAGAGGAGTTGATGGAAATCTTTGGATCTGGGAAGTACCAGATTACAGTAAAAGTTATATGGTAGTAGCTGACGTGGCAAGAGGAGACGGTCAAGACTATTCAGCTTTCCATATTTTTGATTTAGAAGGTGCTAGCCAAGTAGCTGAGTACAAAGGCAAGCTTTCTCCTAAGGACTTCGGTAACGTTTTAGTTGCTATTTCTTCCGAGTATAATGATGCTCTACTAGTTGTAGAAAATGCAAATATAGGCTGGGCTACTATAGACCAGATATTAGAGAGAGAATATAGGAATCTTTATTATTCATCTAAGAGCGAAAACGAGACTGTAGAATCTTATATGAATAAATTTGAAAACGATAAGTTAGTTCCTGGATTTACAATGTCTATGAAAACTAGACCTTTAGTTATAGCTAAAATGATGGAATATATAAGAGAAAGATCAGTAAAAATTAGATCTAAACGACTAGTTGAAGAGATGAGAGTTTTCATATGGAGAAACGGTAAAGCACAAGCACAAAATGGTTATAACGATGATGTAGTAATGTCTTTTGCCACCGGACTTTATGTTAGAGACACAGCTTTAAGAATGAGGCAACAAGGTATGGATCTAGCACGAGCACAGCTCTCATCTTTCACCAACCTCAATCAACGTAACCCTGCCGTAATAACCTCAGTAGGGAATCAACAAAAAAATCCGTATACTATAGAGACCGAACATGGATCTGAAGACATATCTTGGATTCTAGGGTAGACATATTTATATAATAAATCATAGAAATGGCAGATACTTCCTTATTTAAGAGACTTAATAGACTTTTTTCAACTGACGTTATAGTACGTAATGTTGGAGGAAATGAAATTAAAATAGCTGACACAAATCAGATACAAACTACTGGTAAGTATCAGACTAATTCTTTGGTTGATAGATTTTCTCGTTTATATATATACAACAACAAGAATATCTTCAATCCTAATCTTAATTACCAAACCTTAAGAATACAATTGTATTCTGATTACGAAGCTATGGACACAGATCCAATACTAGCTTCAGCTTTGGATATTATTGCCGATGAATCTACAGTTAAAAATGATCAGCAAGAAGTACTTTCAATTAAGTCAACGGATGAAAATATTCAACGGGTCCTTTATAACCTTTTTTATGATATTCTTAATATAGAATTTAATCTCTGGTCTTGGGTAAGAAATATGTGTAAGTATGGAGATTTCTTTCTTAAGTTAGAAATATCTGAAAAATTTGGAGTATATAATGTACTTCCATATACTGTTTATCATATGGTTAGAAGAGAAGGAGAAGATCCGGATAATCCTTCAAAAGTTACTTTTCAAATAGATCCCGATGGTCTAGCATCATCTTCAGATCCTAATTATATTCCTAAATCTAATAAAAGAGTAGTACATCTCGACAACTACGAAGTAGCCCATTTTAGACTAATATCAGATACAAATTTTTTACCATACGGCCGTTCTTATATAGAACCTGCCAGAAAAATTTATAAACAACTTACTCTCATGGAAGATGCAATGTTAATACATCGCATAATGAGAGCTCCAGAAAAAAGAACATTTTTTGTTAACGTAGGTAATATACCTCCTAACGAGGTTGAGCAGTTTATGCAAAAAACTATCAACCAGATGAAAAAAACTCCTTATGTTGACGAACAGACAGGTCAGTATAATTTGAGATTCAACATGCAAAACATGATGGAGGACTTTTATATACCTGTTAGAGGAAACGATGCATCAACTCGTATAGAAACAACTAAAGGACTAGACTACGACGGCACTCAGGATATAGAATACTTAAGGGATAAAATGTTTGCTGCTCTCAAAATACCTAAAGCTTACTTCGGTTACGAAGGAGAGCTACAGGGTAAAGCCACCCTGGCCGCTGAGGATATAAGATTCGCTAGAACAGTCGAAAGAATACAGAGAATAGTAGAGAGTGAACTTACCAAAATAGCTTTAGTACATTTGTATACTCAAGGCTTTACTGGTGAGTCCTTAACTAATTTTGAAATTGCATTAACTACTCCATCAATCATATATGAGCAAGAACGAGTAGCGTTAATGAAAGAAAAAATGGACTTGGCCGAGCAAATGGCAGCATCAAAACTATTTTCCACTGACTACATTTATGAATCATTATTCCAGTTCTCAGAAGACAAATATAATGAACTTCGTGACTTAATGAGAGAAGATGCTAAACGCACCTTTAGACTTACACAAATTGAGAACGAAGGTAATGACCCAGTACAGTCAGGAGTATCCTTTGGTACACCACATGATTTGGCTTCTATGTACGGTAGACGAAGTTTGGAAGAACCTAAGGTACCTGTTGGATATGATGAAAAAGAACCTGGAAGGCCCCGAGAGAAAATGTCTATTGTTGGTACACAAGATGATCCACTCGGGGGTAGAGATAGACTAGGAAAGCAAGGAATGAAAGGAGGTTATCCAAGCGATAATGATAATGTAAATGAGGAGCCATTTACTGATAAGACTAAAGCTGTTTTCTTACAAAATCAGGATATGTTTATTCAAAGTGAACTACTATCAGAAGATGATGATAATAGAGATACTCTGTTAGATGAATCCAATATAAAAGATTTAGATAAATAACATATATTTATATATAACGTAAAAAATAGCTGATGAAAATAAAACATTCTAAATATAGAAATACAGGTCTTTTGTTTGAACTCCTT